GAAATCCAAAGGCTGGTGTTTGCCGTATCGGGCAAAAATCAGCTTCTCGATGATCCGGTCGGCGAATTCCTCAATGGTGTGCGATCGCTTGTCGTCCATGGATCGTTTCTCCTCTAAAAGGGTGGCCCTCCTTCCTCGGCATCGCGCCGGATCTCGTCCGCGAACGCCTCGACGCACCAAGCGATGAAATCGGGCAATTCATCGGCCGTTAGCGTAATCGGCCCGTTAAGGTGTTCCGCCACAGCCTTGCACGCGCGCTTCTCGACGTCGTCCATGATCACCACCCTCGAAGCTGCCGCCGGCCCGCACACGTCACAAAACCACGCCCCGAACGCCCGGCGCCGGCAACGAATGCAAGTATATGGATTAGCAAACGGCATGTTTATAACTCCTTCACCATTCGGATCCGTTCGCCGATCCAGCGCATCACCGGCACCGCCATGGCGTTGCCCAAGGCCTTGTACCTGGGGCCGTCGGCCGCAGGCTTGCCGCGGTACGTAATCAATGTGTAGCCGTCGGGGAACCCCTGCAGACGCTCGCATTCGACGGGCGTCAGCCGACGCACGGCAAGAGGGGCGCTGTAGTCCCTGTTGCTGTTCGAGGGGGTGATGTTGAAGGCAACCGCGGGATACCCCTGTCCCGGCTTGCCGCCGCCGACTTTCAGCGAGCCGACCGTATCGTTCACCGTGAGCTCACCGCGCTGGTTCTCATGGAACGCCACACACTGCGTCCCCTGAACCGTGTCTATGAACCCCTCGGCAGTCAGGGCGTGGGCGACATAGACTTCACTATCCGCTCGGTGCGACGCTTGGGCTTGGGCGCGAAGCGATGGCGAGATTTCCGACGACACAATCAAGTTGTTTCCGTGCGCCTCTCTGTGTTCGCCACCGCGGTCAACGCGCGTTGTAACAGGCAGGGCAACTTCTTGCCCCTTTTCGCGGCGCGGCGCAGGATTCCCGCGCAGGCTTTCGCGCTCAAAAAGTACCGCCGCGGCACGTCGCCAATCAGGATGTCCGACAACGAACACACGTTCGCGTCGCTGGGCCAGGCCGAGGTATTGAGCGTCAAAAATCCGGTAGGCGAACCCAAACCCGATGTCCGCCAGCCCTCCGAGGACGGCGCCAAATGCCCGTCCGCCGTCGATCGACAGGACGCCGGGCACGTTTTCCCACACGATCCAGGTGGGACGGAGCCTCTCAGCCAGGCATATAAACTGGAGTGTGAGGTTGCCCCTGTCGCCAGCAAATCCGCGGCGAAGTCCCGCGACCGAGAAGTCCTGGCACGGGGTGCCTCCGACCAGAACGTCAATTGGCTCATAGTCCCCCTCCTCGATGGTCGTGAAGTCCCCATGGAGCGGGACGTCGGGATAGTGATGCTCGAGCACCGCGCGCGCGAACGGCTCGATCTCGCTGAAAAAGGCGGGCGTCCAGCCGAGCGGCGCCCAGGCCGCCGTCGCCGCCTCGATGCCGGAACAGACGCTGCCGTATTTCATGCCGAAAACCTGAGTTCGATCACGTCGAAATACCGCCCCGACGGCACGATCTTGATATGCGTCGGGCGCACCAGTTCGTGTTGGCGGAACAAGGCCTCGGTGACGGTGTCGGGCGCATTCGCCGGCGTGTGCCGGCGCCACCAGGCCCGCGCCTTGTCGCGCGCGTAACCCTGATGCTCGAGGCACAGCCATTTGCGATAAGTTTTGAGTGTCGCGAAGTATTCGATGCACAGACTGTCGGGCGAGCCTTTCTTCTTATGACGCGTGCAACTCATGCTCTTGACCTCGATCCACATCGGCCGGGCGAGGATCGGATTCGTGCCGTCCGCGATCGCCTCATGCTTGACCAATGGCTTGGGCCACGCGTACCCGCAGGCAGGGCACAGCATGCACGACAGGAGGACGATCTCCGCGCACTCCGGGCACACCTTCACCGGGGCCTCGGCGCCGTGCGCACGCTCGCGCTGCACGCGGCCGTCGATCATGTCGATCGGGCCATGGCGTGCCGTGTTGCCGCTAAAGTCGAGGACCAGGCACTCCGTCTTGCCTTGGGCGTTGCGTGAGCCGCGGCCGACCTGCTGCACGAACAGGCCGGGCGACTGGGTCGGACGCAAGAGTGCGATCAAGTCGACCTGCGGCACGTTGAAGCCGGTGCCGAGCACCATCACCGACACGAGACAGCGAATCCGGCCCGTTCTGAAGTCGGCAATGATTTGATCGCGCGCGGCCTTCGGCATGTCGCCCGTGACGGCCCTGGCATCGATCCCGCGGTCGTTCAGTTCGCCGGTGACGTGCCCGGCATGCTTCACGCCCGCACAGAACACCAGCCATGCGCGCCGCTCGGCGCCCCAGTGCACGATCTCGTCGACCGCGCTCTTCGTGATCCAGTCCCGGTCGACCGCGATCTCGAGCTCGCCCGGGATGTAGTCGCCTGCGCGTTTGCCCACGCCCGTGACATCGAGCTTCTGGCGCGTCGCCTTGCACGACAGCGGCGCGAGATAGCCGGCGGCGATCAGATCGCGCAGCCTGGCCTCGTAGACGATATCCTCGAACACGCGGTCCTTGCCGCGGTCGAGCCGGCCGGAATCGAGCCGAAAGGCCGTGGCGGTCAGCCCGACGATGCGCAGGTCCGGCGTGACGGCCTTGAGGGCTCGGATCAGTTTCAAATAGGTGCTTGCCCCATCGCGTGGGATGAGATGGCAATTGTGGACAAGAACTCCATGAGCGAAGAAAGAAGGGTGGCCGGAGACTTGAAGATTGAACACCGTTCTAGAGCTGCCGCATTCGGAACGCGTAAGACGCTCCACCCGAATGTCTGTAAAAGATGGTCCTTTTTCCTGTCCTGCGCCCTGCGAACACCGCTGTGCGACGAACCATCCACTTCTATTGCGATCATCATCGCAGGGTTCGCGAGGTCCACCTTGTAACAGGTCGGATAGCCGTTTCCCTTGATCTTTGTGGGGATTGGAAGCTCCGCAATCCACCCCGCCCCGAGGGACTCCAAGAGCAACTTTTGCGGGGCCGAAGGTCCGGTCCCATTCCCGCCATGAATAGGCGGGCGGTGACCGATGCTCCGAAGCGTTGCCGCCATCTTTTCCCGACTTACCGGATTGGACATGGGATTGCTCAACTTCTTTGCACAGGAGAGCCCGCAGCACTTCTGCCGATTCCAAAGGTGTTTCCGCATATAGGAGATCATCTCGCCCCGCTCGTTCCTTTTGATGAACGGCCGGAAGGTCTTTCCACAATTCTCGCACGTCTTCGACGCAGAAAAGACGCCCTCCGACCTCCAACTTCCGGGCTTCGATGAACCCTTCAGCGGTGAAAAACGGATGATTGCCGGTGCACGCGATGATCGTTCCATTGTTCAGCTCTACAGTCCAAAAATCGTCAGACAAACTCTCTTCGATGGCCTCGACCGATCCAACGCCCATGCCGTTAAACACAAGGTCGCCGGGTTGAAGGTTTTCGATGGCGCAGGGACCGGCCGGAGTTGCTATTGGAGTTCCGGCGGGGAAGCATTCGTCGATCAGTAGGAGATCGATCGCGCCGATCCGGTCCACCCGGCGCCACACAGACTGCAGGCCGCACACCAGGATCTGCTGGGTGGTGTCGCGCCGGCCGAGACCCGCCGAATGAAGGCCCACGGGCGCCTCGGGCCACAGCGCTTTGAGTTCGTCGTGGTCCTGCTGGATGAGTTCTTTCACGTGCGTGACGATCGCGATCCGCATGGCCGGATGACGCGCTAAGACCTCCCGGATCAGCGCCGCCATCACCAAGGACTTGCCGGATCCCGTCGGCAGCACGATCAGCGAATTGCCGCCGCCCTTGTCCCAATAGGCAAACTGGGCCATGACCGCGGAGCGTTGATAAGGGCGCAGATCCATGGACGTTAGTCCCCATCGTCCATGCGTGCCATGATCGGCATGCCGCGGCTGACGATGTCGATGAGTCCAAGGAGTATGTCATCCGCATCGAAATTTTCCCGGCGGCAAACCGTCAGGAATGTGAGCATAGTGGATGCGACGACTGAAAATTGCACAGCGTGATTATGTGCGGAGAGGATGTCGCTAAACATCGCGGACAGTCTGCGAATGGTTTCCTGGTCGTCCTTCGATATTTCAATCACAGGCCACCTCGCATTTTCACATCAGGATCGACACAATGCCGGCGATGAACAGGAGCACGCCCCAGAAGGCAGCGCCGCACACGATGCCGGTAACGATGGCGTCATCGCTTATGCGCAATCCGTCCATAACGATTCGTCCTTCATGCGATAGGTGATCGTGCGCGCCTCAGGGTCCGCGTCGATCTGCTCGCCCGGCACCAGGCTCGGGAGATAGATGTGATGGTCGCAGCCGGCCAACTGCTCCTCGAAGGTGAGATCTTTATTGTAGAACTCGCAGCGCCAGCGGCCGCCTTTGCCCTCGAGCACGGGCGTCGCGCTGACGCACGTGCGGCAGTTGCGGCGTGCGAATACGCCCTCGTGGCAGATGGCCTTGGCCGGGCACCAGCCGCACACGAACGCAGCCTTGGCGTTCGGATCCTCGTGGAGTTTGGCCGGCGCCGCGTGCGCCTTGATGATGCGCTGGGCGCGATGCATCAGGGCTGTGGCGGCGTCCTTGTCGTAGTG